ATTCTTTTGCCAAAGACAGAGGATGGGATTTTCAAATATGGACAGAAAATACTTTAAAGTCCATGGGTATTATGAAAGAACAAAAAGGTAAGATAAAACCATTGAAACCACTAAAATCATATCGTAAAAAACCTAAAAAATAGATATAAATAGTATCATGAGTAGTTTATTTGCAAAATTAGAATACGAAGCATTCCGAGCCGGAATTAATCCTCGCACTAAAGAGGCACAGGATTGGTTTCGTAAAAAGGCACAGCAAATGCGTCGGCTCAATCGAACTGAATTATTACAAGATGATCAGGTAAAATTAGTAAATAGACAAAATCCTTTAATTGGTTCGATGTATATGTTTTTCTATGATCCAAAGACAAAAGAAAAGTTACCATATTATGATGGATTCCCATTAGTTATTCCTGTTGAATCGGCTGAAGGTGGATTCTATGGTATGAATTTACATTATCTTCCGCCATTATTGAGAGCAAAGTTTTTAGATGCATTACTCGAAGTGACAAATAATAAAAGATATGATGAGTCAACTCGATTTAGATTATCATACAGTTTGATTAAGGGTGCTCGTAAATTCAAGTATTTCAAACCATGCTTTAAGAGATATCTACTTTCTCATGTGAGAAGCAGATTCGCTCTTGTGCCAGCAGCTGAATGGGAGATAGCTGCATTTCTTCCAACTGCAGATTGGAATAAAGCAAACAAATCAACGATTTATAAAGATTCAAGGAAAATGATTTAATGGCAAGTATAGATGAATTAAAATCATTAGCATCGAGAAGAAATGGATTTGCTCGACCAAATCAATTCTTAGTTGAATTACCAGCAATCGGTGGAGTATCTCCGACTGAAATGAATATATTATGCACAAGAGCAAGTTTACCAGATAAACAAATCCTAACTGCTGATCGAAGAATCAGTATGGAATTTGAAAAGATCGCATATGGATATGCAGTCAGTGATGTGTCCTTTGCTTTCTATGCATTAAATGATTATGGACCAAGAAAATATCTTGATGCTTGGAGAAATAGAGTGATTGATGAAGAAACACTTGAAGTTGGATATAAAGTAGATTATGAGTTTCCAATTAAAATTCATCAACTGAAAAAACCTGTTCCAAATGGTACAAATAACAACACATCTTTCAATTTGAATATCAATTTAGGTCCATTGGAATTTAATTTAGGATCACGTGGAATAGGTGGAGGAAGTGTTTACAGTGTTGAACTTATTAATGCGTTTCCGACTACAATACAATCAATTGACTTTTCAAATGAACTTGACGGGTTAGTTGAAATATCTACTCAAGTATCATTTACAAACTGGAGAGTAATTGAACCCTCTCAGAATTTTATAAATGCAAATATTGCAATTGGATTATAGGATAAAATATAATGGCTTTACCGAAACTGAATGAATCACCTGAATATGAGTTGACAATCCCGTCAATGAAAAAGAAAGTTAGCTTCAGACCTTTTCTCGTAAAAGAAGAAAAGATTATGATGATGGCAATGGAATCTGAAGATGAAAAACATATTTTAAAAACGATTGTGAATACGATTGATGCTTGTGTTAAAGAAGATTTAGATTTAAATAAATTAACAACATTTGATGTAGAATATGTTTTTCTTAAAATAAGATCAAAAAGTGTAGGAGAAACCTCTAACATAAAAGTAGAATGTACTGATTGTAAAACAGAAAATGAAATAAAAGTTAATATCAATGATATTGAGATTGATATACCATCAATTGATAATTTAGTAAAATTGACAGATGATATTAGTGTTGAATTGAGTTGGCCAAGTTTTGATACAGTATTGAAAAATCAAGTTGTTGATGCTGATTCAAATGTTGATCAAATTTTCAATCTAATTAGATCTTGTATTAGTGCGATTATGACAGAAGAAGAAAGATTTAGAGCTTCTGATCATACACCTGAAGAACTCGATAATTTCATTGAATCAATGAAAACAGTGGAGGGTATGCAAAATTTTTTCTCATAGGTCTATCTCATGAAAGCCTCGGAAATTATTATCAAACGAATTTTCAACTGATACATAATTACCATTACTCATTAACTGAGATAGACAATATGATACCTTGGGAAAGAGAAATATATCTGCATATGCTAATTGATCATTTAGAAGAGATGAAACAAAAACAAGAACAGCAAAGGGTATAAGATGGCTGATTTAAATGACGTTACCAAAAGATTAGTTGATAATAACAATCAAAATATGGTTGGTCACAAATATACTGCAGAAGCTATTACACAATTGAATAATAGGTTTGATGCTTTCTTTAGATATCTCAAAGAACAGGCACCAGATAAATTAGAAGATAAAAGAGAAGCGAAAACCGAAAGAAAAACCCAGCGTGCTACCAGTTCGAGTAAAGGTGGTGGAAGTGGGGGTTTCGGTGCTTTAGCAGGATTAGGTTCACTTGCAGGTATCACAACAGGATTAGCTGCACTTGGTGCTTCATTTGTAGGATTAGATGATGCGCTAAAAGCTCTTAGAGTCGGTCAAATCGCAACTAGTATCGGAAAGGGTTTTACTAGATTTGGTAAAGGTGTAATATCTGTCATTGATCAAATCATAAAGACAACAGCATTGCTAGGTGGATTCGTTAAGGATCTTTCGAAATCTATAATTATTCCCGAAGAAACTAAAAATCTCTTAAAATCTTTACCAGAAACATTGAAAACAGGTATATTGAATATATTTCAAGAATCTGAATTACTCAAACCATTCAGAACAGCACTTTATAATTTTCAAAATGGATTCAATAGAGTTGGAACGAAAGCGACTGGTATCGTAGATAACATCCTCAAAGTAGAAGACTTCGGTACTATTTCTGGAAAGCTCGGTGGGATGATAGGTTCTGTTAAAAATGTGTTTGTTGGTGCAGATGGGGCTGGTGGTATTAATGGGTTCTTTACTAAGATATCAGATGGTTTTTCTGAAGTCATCAAATTTTTTCCCAGAATAGATTTTTCAAAACTCCTATCAGCATTTGGGTCATTCGAAAATGGTACAGGATTATTAGGTTTTTTTGGAAAAATAGTTGGTTTTTTAGATCCATTACTTGCTCCGATAAAAAAAATAATAGGATTGGCTTTGAAGCCAATGTTTCAAGTTTTTCTTAGTCTCATTGACTTTGTTGTGGGATTCTATCAAGGATTTACATCCGAAGATGGTAATCTTGTAGAAAAGCTCGGAGCAGGCTTAGAAGGTGGTATCAAAGGTGTGATTAAAGGATTCACCCAAGCAATAGATCTTATCCTAATAGAGTTCCCAGCATGGATTCTAAAGAATTTAGGATTCAGTGGTGTAGCTGAAGGACTTAAGAAATTTAAATTGACAGATTTGGTGGATCCGGTATGGGAAGCAATAAAAAATTACTTTAAAAACTTATTTAATGACCCAGCGGGAACCTTGGGTGGTAATTTAATGAGTGCAGCAAATGTAGTCAATGATTTTATAAAATCGGTATTACGTTCGATATTACCAACTGCAAATTCAAATAAGAATTGGTATGATCCTGTAAATCTGGCTTCAAAGGCAATACCTAAATTTGTTTATGATTATGCTGGTATCGATAAAAAAACTGGGGCCATTATTGCACCTGAAGCTGGTCAAATGATTAATGGAATGGGACAAGGTGGTGTATCAGCTAATCAGATATCTGCAATGCAAGAAGCTGCACAAAGTGGTTATAGACCATCAGCGGGATCAGCTGCCGTAGGACAAGTAGGAAATAACGTAACCAATATTGATCAAGGTTCTACATTTATGGGTGGGATGGGATCGACTACAGATACGTTCCAACATGCTGCAGATTAAGAGAGGCAGTTTCAAGTCGTGCCTAGGACATCATATTAGTCTTCGTTAGCTAATCTTGAAAAGTAAGACATAGTATCGTCTTCGTCATCTAACTGATCAGCAGTGACTGGTTCAAGTTTTTGCGGTTCAGGAGCAGGAGCCGGTTCATTAATTTTGATTTCCTGTTGGACAGTATATGCACCAGCAGTTGCTTCTTCACCAAGTACTTTCATTAGCTTTGATTTTAATTCATCGTAAGTCTTGTAGTTACTTGGTTCAGTAAACTCATTTAGATTGTGTAGTTGATTATATACAGATTCCAAACGAGAATCATCACCATCATAAAGAGCGGACTGAGAAGAAAATTCTGATTTATCATAGTTGCGATATCCTTCCACATTTCTGATCTTTAATTTGAATTCTGCGCCTTCCCACATATCAAATGGATTGACTGGATCTTCATCAGCAAATTCTGGCTGCATTGAATCCATAATCTTATCAAAGATCTTTTTACCAAATTTATAGAGAAAGACTTTACCTTCATTATGAGGTGCCGAAGGATCCTGTGTGACCAATACATTTGTTACGTAATGTAGTCTACGTTTTTGGGCACGGGCTTTTTCTTTATCAGAGTCGTTACCGGTGTTCCACAAACGGGAGTTGAGTTCGCCAACTGGATCAGTTTGACCAATAGATGTAAGTGAGTTTTCGATATACCACAAACCTGTTGGTCCTTTGAATCCGTGGTCCCAGTAACGAACCCACGGAAGTTCTGCTCCTTCAGTGGCTGGCAAGAATCTGAGTACTGCATAACCGTTACCTGCTTTATCAACTGTTGGCTTCCATACCCGTTCATCAACATAAGATTTCTTTTCCGTAGATCCACCTACAGATTCTGCTGCTGATACTAATTTTTGGATTTGGTCGCGGTTGCGTTTTAAGTTTTCGAATGACATTTATATTTTCCTTGTATGTACTGAAATATTGACTGTAATATTATACCATATTTTATAGTATATGTATATATCATTTTTATTCAAAAAGAGCACTATCTAAAGTATTCCCTTTGGGTAAAAAATTGAGAGCCATTGCTTCGGCTTCAATCTTATCTCGAATGATAGGCGAGATAAACTTTTTAACATCTTCTGGTTCCATATCGTTTTCTTTGCAAAGATGTAAGACTGCTTCCATGTAAGGGATTCTCAGTTCCCCAACGGTATGTTCAACTAATTTTGTAAACTTTGATTTTGTGAGAAAATTTTCTTCTATACTCATTTGTCCATGACCCTTAATAATATTATGTCTTTATTGATACGTCCAGTTGGTACTGTTGTTTTAGTTGTAAGTTTCTTCCATTCAGTATCA